GTATTAGTTTTAGGACTAGTATTTGTTGGTGTTGATATTGGTACAGATAATGTGCTTGCATCTATTTTATATTTAATATACGATACAGCTTCTTTATATACCTGATCTATAGCAAAATCGGTTACTAGATTATTTAGAGTAATAATTTGATATTTAATATCACAAGGTAAATTATTTGCGTGTTGTAAAAAAATACTTCTCATTATGATTTTTAATTCATTACAATTTTGTGGTGCTATAACATATTGACCGTTTGATCTATCATAAACACCTTTTCTTATAGCATTTTGTAAGATTTGTATATTTTCTTCACTAAAAAATGTACAAGATAATAATGTATCACTCCATTGACCTGTTAAAGCATCTCTAAAAGAAACACACTGTTTAATAGGAATTTTATCTGCTAATTGAAATTGTGGACCAATTGGACCTAATATATCTACTCTTCCATTTGATGTAAAATTCATATAATAGATATTAGAAAAAAAATATTGCAATAATTTATATATGAATTTTCAACAAATAGTAGTTATGCTTGCTGCAATTATATTAATTGTGTTATTAACTTGGATTGGATATGCTATGTATGAAAGTGAACATAGTGCGCATTTTCCTCCTGTAACTAGTGAATGTCCAGATTATTGGGTAGCTGATAAAAAACAATGTGTTAATATTAAACATTTAGGAAATTGTAATACAGGAAAAAATAACAAAAAAAACTTTAATATACCTCCATTTACTGGAGATAATGGTATATGTGCAAAATCACGATGGGCTCAAAGATGTGGTGTAACATGGAATGGTATTACTAATGCAGGAGCTAAAGTTCAGAAACATTGTAGCTCTGAATAAATATATTTATAATATTTATTATATAATATGATAGATATTATTCACCATCTTCCGACTGATATTTTGGATATTATATTTTATCACCTTAACATTAGAGAAAAAGTATTTCTAAATAAAAAATATTATACAAAATATAATAATTATATAGACAAATATATAACAAATTATAGTTCTTATATCAGAGATATCATTCGGTTTGATTGTTCGTTTGTTTTTGAGTATATTATATATAGAAACTTTAATAAATGGATTAAAATAAACAATTACAACTATAAAAACATTGTCTATAACAATTACATATTTTTTATATCTGATTTTTCTAATAAAAATAAATCTACAAAATGTTTAAATTTATTAAATTTACATTTAGAAATATCTAAACTTAAAAAGTTAAATTGTAAAGATTATAGAATTAAACATAAAGAATGGATAGTTTAGATTTAAATAGTATTCTTGGTCGTGAAAATATAATTAATCAAATTAATCAATTCTTAATTAATTTTGAAAAAAATAAGTATGATTTAACTACAAAAAGAGGTATATACCTATATGGTCCTCCTGGTATAGGCAAAACATATTTTATAAAAGAAACTTTAATTAAATTAGGATATGATATTATTGTATATGATGCCGGAGATATTAGAAATAAATGTATAATTGATACAATTACCCAAAGTAATATGACTGATACTAATGTTCTTTCTTTACTAAATAAAAAAAGCAAACCACTTGCTATTATAATGGATGAAATTGATGGAATGAATAAAGGTGACAAGGGAGGTATTAATTCACTTATTAAACTTATACATCCAAAAAAAACTAGAAAGCAAAAATTAGAAGAAGTATCTTTTATTCCTATTTTTTGTATTGGTAATTATCATATTGATAAAAAAATTAACGAGTTAATTAAGGTTTGTGTTACTATACCTTTCCCCATACCAACTATAAATAATATTACTAATATTATTAAACTTTGTATGCCTAAAATATACTCAAATAGTGAACTGTTATCAAATATTATAAAATATACACAAAATGACTTAGGTAAATTAATTTCAATAGAAACACTCTATAAAACTAATTTTAATTTATTATTAAATAAAGAAACTTTATCACTTTTTTTGCCAAAAACCCTTACTGAAGATAGTAAAGATATTACAAAACGTCTTATTAATGAAAAACACAATATTAATAATCATAATCAAATTATGAATGAAACAGAAAGAACTATTGTAGGTTTATTATGGCACGAAAATATTATCGAATATTTTAATAAAATCGACAATAATGTTAGTATACCATTATATTTAAAACTTTTAGATAATATATGTACTGCTGATTATATTGATCGTATTACATTTCAAAAACAGATATGGCAATTTAATGAGATGAGTTCATTAATTAAAGTTTTTTATAATAATTTATTATTAAAAAATAATATAAAAAAAAATGAAATTAAAACAATAAGATTTACTAAAGTTCTTACAAAATATAGTACAGAATATAATAATCTACTTTTTATTCAAAATTTGTGTCAAATTTTTGGTCTAGATAAAAAAGACTTATTTACTATGTTTATTAAATTACAAAATTTGTACAATTCTGGTGAAATATTTAGCTATATGGAACCATATGAGATAACTAAGTTAGATATTAATAGAATTTATAGATATATTGATAAATTTCATAATATAAATACATCTTATCAATATAATGATAGTAACATAGATATTGATATTTAATTTGTAGCTACCATATTTCGCTTATTCCATTCATCTAGAATACTTTTTGATAATACCACTGAATGATGACTCATATATGACTGTGGATTTTCATAAAATGCCTGATTTGTTACTGATGCACAAGTTGGATATGCAGTTTTTGCTGATCGATTTTTATATGCAGTAGTCGAACGAACTTTAAAGAACTTTTTCTCATCTACACTACCTACTTTGAATGGATATTTTGCACCAGTTACTGCATCTAGAATTGGTGATCCAACTACATCAGAATAGTATACTTTCTTATATGGTTGATATACTTTGTCATTATCCTTTTCATGCTCGTGCACGTGCTCCTGCTCGTGCTCGTGCACGTGCTCCTGCTCGTAGTTGTACGTTGTAGTGGTAGTCATCTTGCTAATACATATATAATATTATTTTTTATATCAATTTTTTTTATAAAAAATAATATTATAATATTATTATAATATTATTATAATATTATTATAAAATTAGTCAAAATTTATATTAATTTTAGCTTCTAAAAGTTGTATATATTTATCTTTTTTAATACAATCTTCTTTTAATTTTTGTATAGTTGAATCTTGTTTTTTTAAAATATCTACTATTTGTTCATCAGTTAAAGGTTGACTTTTACCATTTACTTCACACAAAATTTGACTCTGTTTTTGATTATTATTATCTGTTAATAATTGCAATAAAACTTGATTTTGATTTATTTTTATCTGATTTTCATTTATTAATCTATTTAATTCCATTGGATTTTGTTTTAAATTTTCTATTTGTTCTTGCGATAATCCCATTTCATTTAATATCGCACTATTTTGTGTTTCTATTTCTTGTCTTTTTTCTTTCATTAATTTTTCACGCTCTTCAGTTAATTCTTCTATCTGTTTTAATACATCAGGTTTCATCGATGGTTTGCCAGGTTCATACTCTTTTAATACATTTTCTATATCTTTCATAAAAAAATCAAATAACTCTTGTTCTTTAATAAAATCCTCAACTTTTTTATCTGAAACTTTTACATATTGGGGGTGTGGAGTATCTAATAATTTTTTTTTATCAAAAGTATTATGATCGTGTGAAAAGACTAAAATTGTCTTTTTTGGTTCTAACTGAACAAATGGAACAGTATAATCTTTTAAAAATGCCTTTTCTTCTGCTAAAGCAGCTCTATCATTGTATCTATGTTCTTTTAATAATTCTCGTTTAAATGCAAATGTTCCTGCTGTTGCATGATTTGGTCCATATGGACCAAATTGAACCATCTGGTTTTTGTGTTTAAAATATATATATATTTCACTAGAACCAGCACATAATGCTTTTGGATGTGTTTGGAGCATATTTACTGCGTGCATTATTCGTTCTGGTGGATAATAATCATCATCATCCATATAGACTAAAATATCACCTTGCGATTTTTCGTGCATTATATTACGTTTTTTCCCTAGAGGCATTTTTTCATCATATTTATAATATTTAACGTTAGATATATCACATACTAAGTCTTCTATCTTATCAGTTCCATCATCTATAATAATCCATTCGATTTTATCTTTTGGATATGTTTGATGATTAAAACATCTAATCATCGATGGAATAAAAGGTCTTCTATTAAATGTTGGTGTACATACACTTACAAATGGTAAATTATCTCCATGTTTTAATTTATTTTTCTTACCCATATTATTTATTTGTATACTAATACTTTTAAATAATATTTTTATTTACACTTATATTTTATCTAACCTATACTTGATACTAAACCATATAAAAATTTAATTAAATGAATTGTTACTATTATAAAAAATATCACTGTTGGAATTATTTTTAATGGTTTTTCAATATGTTTATCCATTTTAATCTTATATAAAATTTGTAAAAATACAAATCCAAATATATATCCTATTAAAATATTTTCTTTTCTAACAATGTTCATTATCACTTCTCGTTGATTTTTTGTAAATATTGGTCTAATTACTAATTCATAAACCAATCTTATTACATTAAATGTTGAAATAAATGTATCTAAAAACCATATGAAAAATCCACTTAATATTATAAGAATCATTTCAATTATTCCGTGTTTCCAAAATGTTGTTACTTGTCTTATTACTAATGAAATTAAAGTATAAAAATGAATTAAAGGCAAAGACATCATAAATAAAAATCCTGAAACTCCCATTAAAAAACTATATGATTTTGATATTGATAACTCATTTATCCAATTCATTACATTTTTTATGTGTCCATGTAAATTTATTTGTGTTTCTGCCAATGATATTAAAAACCAATTTAAATAATTATAAAATATACTATCTGTATTTTTATGATACCATTTATATGGTATGGCTGCTCCTACATTAGCTTTATCTGTATTTGGTATATAATCTTTAACTGTATTATACAATTTTGGATCAAATAACTTAATAAATTCTGTTATTTGGCTTACAGCACTACTTGTTTTTAAATTTTTATCATTACAAGGATTAAGATTTTTTGTCCCATATGGATACTCATCACATTTTGAAGGTAAAACTCTATTTATTGCTTCTTTACTTGATTCTTTTATAAAATAAACTAGTGAACCACTAGTTATAAAAAATATCATTACAAATATTATTAATTGTAAAGCAAATAAAAAAATTTTTACTATTTGATTTTCTTTCTTTTTTATTTTTGGTTCATCTTCTTCTTTATTTTTATACTCTTCTTTTAATTTATTATTATTCATATATATTATTGTTATATTTTTAATACTATTTATTCCTAATTATCTAGAACTATTAAATTCTAATGAAGCTAAACCATCCTCAATAGTTAAAACATTATAAGTTTCCTCAAACAATTTAAAATTAAATGAATATTCGTATATTTGCCAATCAGTTTTATTATAACCATAACTATTTCCAGAACTATCACATATTGGTATGATTGCAACACGATCCGGATCTAATATTGGTAATAATGGTATATTTGCATATTCAAAATCAACATGACGGTAATGTATTAAATTCATTGCTCCATTTGGTTCTATAATATATGGGGAACTATTTAAAGAAAAATTATATGTATATAATCCTTCAGTAAATCCACCATTATTTCTTAAAAGTGGTTCTACTTTATCATAATATCCTGCATCTAAACTTTCTTCTCTTACTTTACCATCTAATAATACTGACCATTTATGTAATATTCTCTCAGTTCCTGATCTATATGGTCCTGTTATATATGGAAATGTCCCCACAGTATCTTTATAATCAAAAACAAATGGAAAATACGGTGGATTTGTATTCATTCCTTTTCCTACATACGTTGATCCTACTGCTAAACCAGAAAAACCTGGTTTAAAACAAACGGCATAATTAAAACTAGTATCAATTGAGTATTTTGCTAATAGTGAAAAATTATTTGGTAACATATTAGCTGTTGTAACTTCAAACATTTGAGGCTCAATACTAAAATTAGGATTTTGATTCGCACGATTTGATCTTATTATTTGATATGATAAATCATTCAATTCTGCATTTTTATTATCTAATGTATTTTCTAGTCTTTGATAAAATAGTGGTTGCAAAGTATAATCTTGTTGATCTTTATATAGCCAATTTGTATAATTACTCCATTCATTTCTTAAATTTACATCTGATCTTTGTAAAAACCACGTCCAATTAGATACAATTGAATTTGACTTGAATCTATCTTTACTATATTCATTATGATTTATTTTTTCAAATAATATTGACTGTACCTGTTTTATTAAATAAGTTTGTGGACGCGATCTAAATACTCGTTGCTCTTCTTCTTCTAAATATACATATGTCGAACATAATCTTGGATTTGCACTCCATAATCCATCTGGTCTAAATGCTGCTGCTAAATCTGCACTTAGCTGTGTCTGTAATCCAGCTTGTTGTATATATGCCTGATTTGTGCACGCATATTGTGTTGTAAACATATACATTTGATATAATGGATCAGTTGTATTAATTGTACTAATAAATGGAGGAGGTACATAAGGTTTAAAAATATTAAATTGAGAAAAGTACAATTGTCTATAGTTTGGTGATGAACTCCAACATCCTGAACCACCACCACCACAAGGCGGTGGCCCACACGCACTTATATAATCCTTATAATAATTTGCAGATAAATCTTGATATATTGATAAACCTGAACCCGTTTGAGTTGTATTACCTTTCGCAAAATTATGTCCATAATATAAATTAATATATTGTCTAACATCTCTTATTACAAATAATTCTCTTATCGGTCTACATTCTATTCTAATTTTTAATGCATTTTGAGTCATACTAACTAATGGAAAACTTTGTGACGTCGAAAACATATACCACAAATTTAATGGTATTGTTAGTAATCGTTTATCAATTGATGGTGTTATATTTACTTTTATATTAGGATCTTTTGTAACACTTAATTCTTTTAAATTATTATATAATGACCAATAAACATTATTTGATGGATCTTGAAATTGTGATATTGACGAATATAAACAGTTTGGATATAATCCTTTTCTTTTACCAGCAAAAGCTGGATTATTCATTTCTTGAATATTCCCTGTCATTCTATTAAATATATCTTTCTTTTCTTGAGTATATTCACGTTTTACTAAATTTGTTAAATATTCACCTGAAAATTCTTGAATTATTGTACCACCTATAGTTACACTTATTTTAGTTAACATTTGTGTACCTAAATCTTCTATCCATTTAAATTCAAATGGCTGACAATTAGGTATTTGTGCACTGCCTAATTTACGTGCTGGTGCATCTAATTGACTATTGCTTATATCTTTTATTTTATATATACCTCCTTGCAATTCTGGATTTATATCAGTTGGCTCTAATCCAAACCCTTCACACTTTTGTAAATTATTAAAAGGAAAAGGATTTGGACCATCGCTACAAGTTGGATTTGCTGTTGTACCACATCCTCCAGGTGTTATATTTCTATCACTTGGTTCAACCCATACTGGACTCCATATATATGGCATTTGAATAACAAAAAATGTATCTAATAATAAATCACCCCATCTAGGTATTGTAAAATCAAAACTTGTTATTGAATTTTCACGTAATGTACTATTTGTTATATTACAATTTATTGTATGTTTTTGTAAACCAAAATTTGTATATTTTTTATAAGTTGCTATAAAAAAAGATTTTTTAGGATTACCAGTAATAAATACATTTAAATTTCCATAAGATACTAAATTTAATAAGCCTCCACCCATTTAAATATTTATATAAATTAAGTTTATATTAATTTATATATTATGTTAATTAAATTGTTCTATCTAAGGCTAAACTTGCTACGCCATTTTTAATCATTAAAATATTATATCTTTCTTCCATTATATGTAAAGTATATGTCCATAAATATAACTCTTTATTCTTAATTTCTAATACAGTAGGATTAGTAGTATTATTTGTTAAAGGATCACAATTTGCTGATGCTACTATAGCTGGTTCTTGCCAAATAGATTGAATAACTGATGCATTGCTTGTTTTTCTTCCAGTAGGATTTAATTTAAATTCCCAATTTATCGTATTAAATGTCGATAGATTAACTGCACCACTTGGTTGATATATAAATGGCGAAGTATTTAAACAAAAATTATAATAATATGTTCCTTCTATACCAGAACCTTCACTTCTACTGTATAAATCCACCCATGCTATAATTCCATTATCTAATTCAAACTCTCTCACTGTGCTGTTAAAATATAATCCCCAAGATAATAATATCTCTCTTGTATTTTGTGCAACATAAACTGGTTGCCAGACAATTTCACTTATTAAACCTTTCAGTGGAACTTTAACAACACAATCAGGATTTATAATTCCATTTATATTTAAAGCTCCACTATTATATTCTTGTCTAAAAGGTAAATTTGTATAATTACTCCACTCATTTCTTAAATCAACATCTGAACGTTGATAATACCACATCCAAGATATAACTAATCCTCGGGTTTGTATTGGTACATAATTAGATCCACCTAATAAATCATATATATCTTGTTCGTGAACTTCTTTAATCAAATACGACTGACAATTATTTGCAAAATTATTACGCTCATCTTCTGATAAAAATGTATAATTTGCCATTATGTGAACATCTGAAAACCACGGTTCTAATACTTCATCATAATATCTTTCAATTGTTTCATTTATATTTACTGGATAAGGTATTGCTCCTACTTCTGGAGTTAATGATCCAGACAAATCATATATTCTATCAATTATTACTTTTGGCGGTGGTTCTTTTAAAAAATATTTTAAATCATATATCGAATATTCTGAAGGCTTTGGTGAAGTATATTGTTGGGGTATATTTGCAAATAATGTAATTAATGAATCAAAGTCATTTCCTAAAAGCGAATTTGAATTTAATAGTGATGAAAAACAACCAGATATGTCTGGTGCTGGTCCAACCGGATTTACTCCATTTGTTGTATCAACCGGTAAAGTTGTTAAACTATTATTATCTTGAAATAATGCAGTACGCTGTCCTGTTGATTGTATTACATTATTATTTAATGATACCGTAAATTTATTTACTATATTTTTTACAACCCACCATTCATTTACTGGCCGTACCTCTACTTCTACTCTTAATTCTGAATATTGCATACTTATCAAAGGTATTGGCGTCTTATTATTCACGGTTGACCATAAATTAATTGGTACAAATAACTGTTTTCCTCTTATAGATGGTTCTAATCCATACCGCATCTTTTCTAGCATTGATCCAAAATATGCTGCATTTGGATAATTATTATTACGATTCTTATAATTTTTTGGATCCATTAAATCTTCTGTATTTCCTATCATTCTATTAAATATTTTTTTTTGATCTTCTGTAAAATCACGATATACCATATTTAATAAATATTGTCCAGTAAATTCTTGGATTAAATTATCATTTGAATATATTCTTACTGCTCTTAAAATTTGAACTCCTAAATTTTCTATCCATTTAAATTCAAATGGAAATACTCTATTTACCCATTTCATTCCACCTCTTGTTGGTGTTTCATTTCTTTCTGTAAAACTTCCCGGTGAATCTATATATATATTTGTAAATGCAAACTGTGTTGTACATTCACAGCCACATGCTTGACAATTTTGAGAAGCATCATTAACAATTGTTGAATATACACTACCTACCCCTCCTACTTCTGTATCTAATTTATGTGAAATTTGTGTTCTACAAGCTGAGCAAAACATTGCTGGAACTCCACCAAATGAAAGCAATGGACTCCAAATATTAGGTAAAGTAAAAGAAAAATATAATTGATTCAATAGATCACCATATCGTGGTATCTTAAATTGATATGTTGTAGGGATATCATAATTTAATTGTTTTTCACCTTCAAAATTTATTCTAAATTTTTGTTGTCCAAAATTTGTATGTGATAAATATGTTTTTTTAAAAAATGTTTTTTGCGGTTGACCTACTAATATTTTTGATTCTGTTCCTTCAGAAATTAAATTTAATGTACCTCCGGTCATATATATTCTATTTTAATTTAAATTTTAAATTTTTATAATATTTAAATTAATAAGGAAATAATAATTTAGCCATTCCTCCTGAAAATTCTAAAATATTATATCTCTCTTCCATTATGTGTAGATTGTAATTATAATCAAAATTTGTATAATCACTATTCTCTACACTAACCACTGGACCTCCTGGCATTGTATTATCAAAAAATTTGTCTATATTTTCTCCCCAAGCATTATTTATATAATCACTATCTGTTTTATTATTATTATAACAATCTACATCTAGTTTTAATGCACCGGTTGACCCTTCTGCACTAGGTATCATTTCGCGCCAAGGATCTATTGTTCCAAATTCAAATGCTACATTTGTAAATTTTGCCATATTCATCGATCCAGAAGGTTGAATATTTGTTATCTTTTCTATATTAAAATTATAAGTGTATATACCGTCTTCTAAATCACCTTCCAATATTAAATATTTTTCTATATAATTATTTATTCCTTCTGGAAAAAGTGACTCTCTCTCTAATTCATTACAATATAATCCCCATTCTGTCATTATATCTTTTTGATTTCCTGGATGTACTGGTCCTGATAAATATTGTAAACAAGGATTATACTGTTCTTCTAGATTATTTGTACAACTAAAACCAACTGGCGTTATATATGGTGTATTTACTGATTCCAAATCTAATAACGTATATGATAAATCTAAAGCTAATACTGATGGATACGGCATTTTGTTTTTATATGCCCAATTAGTATAGTTTGACCATTCATTTCTTAATACAACATCACTTCTTTGAAAAAACCACATCCAGGATACTGTTAGTCCCGTAGCATCTACATTCTCTCTATGAAAACCATGGACATTATGTACTGTCTTTTCAAATACTTGTTTAACCAAATATCGCTGAGGCAGTCCTGCCACTCTTATTCTTTCATCATTTGATAAAAAAGCATATGTACAATATAAACTTATATTTTGTGGATCTATTTTTTTTTCAGTATAATAAGTATCTGCTATCTCTTTTAATACATCTTGTTCTGTATATTTTAGTGAATTATATGAAACATCGCCTAAGCATATAGTACCTTCTGGTGGTGGTTGCAAAAAAAACCCATATAAATATCTAAAATCATTAAAATTTGGCGCCACAAACGGTGGATCATAATATTTAAACATATTATTTGGATTACACGGTAGTCCAGTATTTAAACATATATCACTAATAAAATTGTCATAATAATTTAAATCTCTCACTACAAATAACTCACTATATGGTCTACACACTACACGTACCTCTAATTTTGAATAATATAATGATACTAATGGAACTGCTCTATAACTTGAAAATGTTTCCCATAAATACAATGGTACAAATATTTTTCTCTCATTTATTGATGGTTGCATATTGTCAGGCCAATCTAGTGTACTTAATCCACCCCAGGATGCATTTGGATAATTACCATTATTATTTGAAAAATTTGCTGGATCATTTAACTCTGTAATATTTCCTGTCATTCTATCAAACTTTTCACGATTTACACTATTTAAATCTCTTTGAGATTTACAATATAGATAGTGACCAGAATACTCTTGTATTGGTCTACCATCGATTAAATATGTAACTTTTTTAATTAATTGTGAGCCTAAATTTTCTATCCATTTAAATTCATATGGTTGACAATATTTATTTAACGATACATCATTTGGTATAGTATTACCTTGTTCATCTAATGGTGTAGGACGAGCATATATAGGACTATATATATTAGGTATTACTATTGAAAAAAATGTATCCATTAACATATCACCATTAAATGGTATAGTAAATTGAAATTCTGAATCAGCAAATAATGTCACACGATCCTGATTATGAAATGGTATCTCAAATCTTTGAAGCCCAAAATTTGTATATTTAGCATATGTTTTTTTAAAAAATGTTTTTTGTGGATTACCATTTAATATTATATTTATATTTCCTTTTGCAACTAAATTTAATAATCCTCCACCCATATCTATATATAATTAATATATTATTAACTATATATTTATATTTATAATAGTATATATATAATGGATTTACGAAATAATTTACATTCTATTAAAAATAAAACTTTCGCTATCGCTCACACACAGGCTAAAAAATTTTATAATTTACGAAGAGATGAGCAAATCAAATTTATATGTTTATCTATTATTATATTACTAATTGTTAGCATTATTTATTTTATCCATAACAAAATTAATTTATATAAAGCTAATTGTAAACTCCTCAAAAAAGTTTACAATAGTACTCCCAGTTTAACTGGTATTGATGACAATACCCCTTATCTTTTACGCGATTACTATATTAAAACCGCATATAATTGCTGCGCTAGTGGACAATTTAAGGCAGATTTTGTTGGATTATGCGCATTAAGAACATGTATCGAACAAGGTGCTAGATGTTTAGATTTTGAAATATATTCTATAAATAATGAACCTGCTATTGCTGTATCATCTGTTAATGATTATACTATTAAAGAATCTTTTAATAGTTTATCAACAGCAGATGCATTTAATACTATTATGAATATGGCTTTTTCAGCTAGTCATTGTCCTAATCCTAATGACCCACTTATATTACATTTTAGAATATTAAGCAATAATGTACCTATGTATAACACATTAGCTAGTCAAATCAGCAATATACTTAATTCAAGAATTTTAGGCGTTAACTATAGTTTTGAATTTGGTGGCAAAAATTTAGGCGCGGTTCCTATCAAAAATTTCCTTGGTAAAATTATTATTATAGCTGATGCATCCAATCCTCTATATCAAAAAACTAAGCTTGACGAATATGTTAATATGGGTAGCGGAGCAGTTTTTATGCGAATTATGCAATATCAAGATGTTAAATTTACACAAGATTTAAAACTTAAAGATTATAATAAAAAAAATATGACTATAGTTTTACCTGATTGGAGCGCAAATGACTCTAATCCGAATTTTAATGTTGCTAGACAATATGGATGTCAACTTATTGGTATGTCATTCCAAAATTTTGATGCTAATTTAGAACATTATAATGCATTTTTTGATGGTGACAAGTCTGCTTTTGTTCTTAAACCTAAAGAGCTAAGATATGTTCCACTTACTATCCAAATACCACCAAAAGCACCTCCTGCATATTCATATCAAGCTCGTCCTGTTACTACAAATGGACCCAATGTTTATTACAATTACCGTATATAAAAAATTATTATATGACTATAATATAATTATATAATAATGTTAAACAAACAAAATAAAATATTAGAAAAAGAAGTATTACTTCTTCAAAATGCTATCGAAGAAGCTAGCAAAAAAAAGAAAAATATAGTAAAATCTACTATTATAAAAAAAATATTTAATATACTAGAACAATTTTTAAAAACCAATAAGTTTATCTGTTATGGTGGTACCGCTATTAATAATATACTTCCTAAAAATCAACAATTTTATGATAGAAATATTGAATTACCTGATTATGATTTTTTTTCACCTAATGCTATTAACAGTTGCATTGAACTAGCTGACTTATATTATAAAAATGGTTTTGATGAAGTAGAGGCAAAAGCCGGAGTACATATTGGTACATATAAAGTTTATGTAAATTTTATACCTATTGCCGATATTACACAACTTGACAGTGAAATTTTTGATAAATTGCAAAAAGATAGTATTATTAGAAATGGTATCTATTATGCCCCTCCTAATTACTTAAGAATGGCTGCGTATCTTGAATTATCTAGACCAGATGGTGATATTTCTAGATGGGAAAAAGTATGGAAACGTTTAGTTTTATTAAATAAAAATTACCCTATTGAAGCTTATAATTGTACTATTAAAGATTTTATAAGAACTTTTGATACACCTATTGACTCATTACCTATTATTTACAATACTATACTCAATAGTATTATCAAACAAAAATTAGTTTTTTTTGGTGGATATGCTGTTTATTCATATAGCAAATATATCTCTCAACGAGACAGAAAAAGACTTATTCAACACCCTGACTTTGATGTATTAGCTAACAATCCATTAGAATCTGCTAATATTATTAAACAAGATTTAGCTAAAAAAAATATTTTAGATGTTAAAATTATTAAACATGATAATATTGGTGAAATTATTCCAGAACATTATGAAGTTAAAATTGGCAATGAAACTGTAGTTTTTTTATATAAAACTATTGCTTGTTACAGCTATAATACTATTAGAGTTAATAAAAAAAATATTAATATTGCAACTATTGATACTATGTTAAGTTTATATTTAGCATTTTTATATGCTGATAGAGACTATTATGATCCAAAAAGAATACTTTGCATCGCACAATACTTGTTTATTGTTCAAATTAAAAATAGGTTAAACCAAAAAGGTGTATTAAAAAGATTTACTACTAAATGCTATGGTAAACAAGAAACTATGGAAATTATTCGTGCAGAAAAAGCTTTTTTATATAATAAACTAAAGAAAAACAAATGTAGTAAAGAATTTCAAAAATATTTTTTACGTTATACACCTGCCAATAAAGGCAAATGTTTTACTAGAAAAACTAGAAAAACTAGAAAAACTAGAAAAACTAGAAAAACTAGAAAAACTAGAAAAACTAGAAAAACTAGAAAAACTAGAAAGCTAAAATAGTTAGAATATAATACAAGTTTTTATGCAAATAATATTATTTGATTTATTTTTATAATCATTAATATCTATTAATTCAATAATAGTTTTATCATATATTTTTATCTTTTTATAATAAATTTTAGTTACTCTATTATATATTATTTCAAATGACTGATTAGTAATATCTTTAAAAAATAAAAAATCTCGGTTATTATTTACACCTATTCTAAAATTTTTTAACTTTGTATTAAAAAACAAATTTATTTCAGGATAAAAATAATTCTTTAAAAAATTTATTTTATACTCTTCTACCAATAATGGATTTTTATAAAAATCTTCAAGATAATCATTTAATGCAGTCATTAATATATTAATATATTAATTATAATTAATAGATATATTTAAATATATCTATTATAATTAATATATTATCATTTCATGATAGATTTTTTTTTTGGTAATTATCTAATGAAATTTAATAATCTAGATATTAGTTATAATTATGTTGAAAATAGAAAATTAGCTGCTGTAATTGTTGCTACCAAACCTAGTTTTTGGCTACCATTAGTTATAAAAAATGCTCTTTGTAAGATAAAAGAATGTAATCTTTATTTTTTTGGATCAAATGAAAGTATTTTCTTTATAAAAAATAATTTAAAATTAAATTTTAATTATATTAAAATAAACGATATTAGAAAAGTCACAGATTATAATAAACTTTTATTAG